CTCCGCAATCGCCCCAGGCTCCTCGTCGAGGGCGAGTCTGAGATCGAGGACGTCTACCGGATACAGAATCAGATCAACGCGTTTCTCTTCCTGCTCGCGCTCGCCGGCTACTTCGGCGCGCACCGCCAGCGCTGGGTGGTCGGCCTGGCGATCATGGAGGACGAGCGAGGCAATGCCAAGGAGCCGTTCAACGTCGCGATCGACCGGCTATGGCAGACGGAGAACCCGGACGTGAAGTTCGGCGAGTTCTCGCAGACCTCCCTGGACGGATACATCTCGGCGATCGAGCAGAAGGTTTTGCATATCGCCGTGACGACGAGGACGCCGCGGCACTATCTCGAGCAGGCCGGGCAGAGCCCGAGCGGCGACGCGATCGAGGGAGCGGAGGCAGGGCTTGTCAAGAAGACGGAGCGCAAGCAGGGACCGTTCGGCGAGGGCCTCGAGGAGGCCCTCCGCCTGGCGCGCGCCTTCGCCGGCTCGCCGGCGGCCCCGCCCGACTCCGAGATCGTCTGGCGCGACCCGCGGACGCGCTCCGAGGCCTCCGTCTCGGACGCCGTCATTAAGCAGTACCAGGCGCGGATCATTCCGAGGTCGACGGCGCTCGAGAAGCTCGGCTACTCGCAGACTCAGGTGCGGCAGATCCTCTCCTCGCCGGAGGAGGAGTTCGCCCCGGAGCCCGCTCCGCCGGCGCCGCCGGGCCCGGCGGCGGAGGAGGAGATACCAGCGTGAACGGCGGACGCTCAATCGCCGGTACTCGAGGAGGAGCAGGATGACAGATCCGACGACGCCCGATCCCACCCCGGATCCGGAGCCTACGCCCGAGCCCGAGCCGGCCCCTGCCGGCCCGCAGAGCTTCTCTCAGGCCGACGTCGACCGTATCGTGAGGGAGCGCCTCAAGCGCGAGAGCCAGAAGTACGAGGGCTACGACGAGTTCAAAACGAAGGCGAGCGAGCTTGATGCAATCCGCGACGGAGAGAAGACGGAGCTGGAGAAGGCGCGAGAGCGCGCCGAGGTCCTCGAGCGGGAGACGGCAGAGGCGAAGACGCTCGCGCGAGAGAGCCTGCTCCGGGCCGCCGTGGTAGCAGAGGCCGCGACGCGGAAGGTCGTGGATCCCGAGGCGACGGTCCTGCTGCTCGACCGATCCTCGCTAGAGTACGACGAGAACGGCGCCCCGACGAACGTGGCGTCGGCGATGGACTCACTCCTGGAGGCGAAGCCATACCTCCTCGGAGGCTCACGACCCGCAGGGTCGGCGGACCTGGGTGCTCGCGGAGGAGCGGATGGTCAGCTCGCTCGCGAGGACCTCAAGAACATGAGCCCCGAGCAGATCGTCGAGGCCCAGAAGGCGGGCCGGCTTTCCGACATGGTCGGCGCTCCTTAGCTGAGGAGACGAGATGGCGATTGCCATTCCCGAGTTCATCCCGGAGATTTGGTCAGCGAATATCCTGACGGCGCTCCGGTCGGCCCTGACCTACGGAGGGGCCGGGATCATCAACCGCAACTACGAGGGCGACATCGCGCAGGCCGGCGACACGGTTCACATCACGTCGTTCGCCGATCCCGCCGTCCGCCAGTACACGCCGCGAGTAGACATCACGTGGGACTCGATCGACGCCGACACGCGGGCCCTGCTCATCGACCAGCTCGACTACTTCGCCTTCACGGTGGACGACGTCGAGCGCCGGCAGGCGCTCCCCGGCTTCGTCGAGGAGACCTCTCGCGGAGCGAGTTACAACCTCGCGACGGAGACGGACACGTACCTCTCCGGCCTCATGGAGGCGGACGTCGACGCCGCGAACCAGCTCGGCGCGGTTCCGGTAGCTCAGTCCTCGCCTGGCGAGGCCTACGCCCTGCTCGTCGCCCTGCGCGGCGTGCTCAAGCGGGCGAACGTCCCGGACGTCGGACGCTGGGTGGTCATCCCGCCCGAGCTCTACGGCGTCCTCCTGCTCGACCCTCGCTTCGTCGACGCCTCGCAGAGCGGCTCGACGGAGACCCTCCGGAACGGCTTCGTCGGCCGCGCCGCAGGCTTCGACGTCTACGAGGCCAACACGGTGCCGGAGGCGACGGAGGTCTTCACGATCATCGCCGGCCACCCGATCGCGACGACCTTTGCGGACCAGATCCTCGAGACGGAGGCTATCCGCCTCGAGAATCAGTTCGGAGACGGCGTCCGAGGTCTGCACGTCTACGGGGCCAAGGTCGTTCGGCCGACCGCCCTGGCGACGGCCGAGGTCGAGGTCACGGCGACCTAGATCAATGCGCCAGTTCATCGGCCCTAACGGCGCCCGCTTCAGCCGCTCCGAGCCACTGCCACGGCAGTTGCTCGAGCGGCTCGCGGCGGGCGAGGTAGTCGAGGCGGAGCCCGAGGACGGCAAGGGTCGCCGTCGCGCCTCCCCGAGGCCTGCGGCCGCGCCGGCGCCGCCGCGAGGCGCTCGAGGGGCGAGGCCGCCCTCGACCACGAAGAGACCACCGAGCAGGAGGAAGCCCGATGCCAAGTGAGCAGTACGAGGTCTTCCCCGAGGAGGACGGCTGGGCCTGGCGCCTGCGCGGGGAGGACGGAGAGGTAAGCGACGCGAGCTGGTACGGCTCCAGGACGGAGGCGATCTCCGCCGCCCAGGAGGCCCGCGGCGACGTCGTGACGAAGCTCTACACCGCCGACGGAGCGGAGCACTCGGAGGACCGCCAGCGCGGCTGGCAGAGGATCCTGCTCCTCCGAGCGGACGGCTCGCTTTGCGGCGAGCTCGACCATGAGATCCGCGCCGGCGGGCCTCCGACCTACGTAGACATACACCCGGCCGAGGAGTCCTCGGAGGCGGTGAGCGTCGATGGCTGATTACGTCTTCAACATCAGCAAGGGCCGCGGAGTCGAGCTCTACAACCGAGCGAAGGGGAACGATCCGGCGGCCTCCGCCCTGATCGCAATCCCGCTCTCGGCACAGGGCTCGGAGGCCGAGGCCCAGGACTACGACGACGTCACGGCCGTGCTCGGCGGAACGTCCGACGAGCAGGTCGGCGGCGGCTGGGTTCGGAAGACCTGGACGGACACGCAGCTCGCGGCCTTCCCGGCTCCCGACGATCCGAACAATCGCTACGACGTGTCCGTCCCCGCCACGACCTGGACGGGCCCGACGGCGGCGAGCAATACGACCGGCCTGCTGATCGTCTACGACGCGGATACGGGCGCCGGCGGGGATGGCAACCTGCTGCCGCTCACCTCGCATACGTTTACGGTGACGGCAGACGGGAACGACGTCGTCCTGAACGCAGGAGTCTTCCTCCGAGCGTCATGACGAGCAGAGGCAAGATCGCGGGAGGAGTCGCCGGGGCGCTGCTCGTGGCGGGCAGCGTCTCCGGCGGCCTGCTCCTCTCGTCCTCCTCCTCGACCTCGGCCTTCGACTTCGACGCCGCCTACAGGGCGGCCGCCTGCGGCTCGACGGTGAGCGTCCCCGCCGGCAGCTACGGCGACGTGGTGATCAACAAGGACGCGTCCAAGGCGGCGAGCTGCGCGGTGTCGTTCGACGCCGCGCCGGGATCGGTCGACGCCGTCTCCTTCAAGGTGCTGGCGACGAACGTCTCCGTTGAGGAGATCGACTCGCAGAAGACGCTCGGGCTCTCCGGCGTCAATATCACCGCCCGCAACATGACGGGCGCCAACTTCTACATCGGCGGCAACTACGTGTCCCTGATCGGCGGCGACTTCGGAGGCTTCGACGCCTGCTCCGTGCCCTGGGAGGACGGAGGCCGGATCTGGCTCGGAACGCACGACATTCTCGTCCAGGACGTGAGGATCGACGACGTGCACAAGGGCGGCTCCTGCGCGGACCACCCGGACGGCATTCAGATCTGGGGGGCCAACAACGTCGTCCTCCGCAACCTGACCATGACGAACCTGCCGACGCTCGGCGTCCTCATGCGCCCCGGCGTCGCCGGCGGCGTGTCCTACCCGCTGCACGACATTCTCGTCGAGGGCGGCACCTTCGGCAAGGCCGATGACGGCTTCTACATGTTCTACATCTGCTCGAGCTCGGACGAGGGCGACGACATCGTCCTCGACGGCGTCGACTCAATGGTGCAGTCGTCCACCCTCGCCTGTAATCCCTCGGCGGGGTTCCCCTCG